CATTAAATATCCGCCATTGAAGGTGTCATCGGTGACCTTCTAAACCGGTCCGTTCGACAAGCGGTTAAGTCGTCGCCCTTTCACGGCGAAGTCACGGGTTCGATTCCCGTACGGACTACTGTGAACTAAGTGGTGAAAATACCAAGTGTTTAACATTTGGTTGGAAGACACTCTATGGCTACACGGCCTCTATCTTTTTAGATGAGCGCGTTCTCGGGAGACATATACAACCGTAGAGGTTATGTCGTAAGAATGGAAACCCGCATAGGTTGGAAGACGTTCCAATATAGGTTCGAACCCTATCTTAGTTACAATTTTTTATAGAAGCTCGCTAGTTTAAACGTTTATTGTAGATATATAATGTATGGAAGTTTATTACACAATATATCAAACAACTAATCTCGTTAACGGTAAATTCTATATTGGAAAACATCAAACTAAAAACCTTGATGATAATTATATTGGTTCTGGTGCTGCTTTAAAGAAAGCAATTAAGAAATATGGACGTAAAAATTTTAAAAAAGAAATTTTGTTCATATTTAAAACTGAGCATGAAATGAATGTTAAGGAAAAAGAAATAGTTAATGAATCATTTTTTAAAAACGAAATGACATATAACATAGGTGTTGGTGGTGAAGGTGGTTCTCATTTTAAAGGAAAGAATCATAGTGATGAAATGAAAGAAGCTCTTTCTAAAAAAATGATTGGACGAAAATTAACAAAGGAGCAAAGAAATAAGATTTCAGAAGCAAATAGAGGTAGAGTTTTAAGTGAAGAAACTAAGAAAAAACTTTCTGAAAAAGCTAAACAAAGATTTGCATCACAAGAAGAAAGAGATAAAATATCGAATTCTTTAAAGAATAACAATAAAAAGCTTACTGATGAACAAAAGGCTAAAATATCTGAAAAAGCTAAAATCAGAGAAGCTAATAAAAGAAATAATATAGCGGGTTAAAGTTCTGGTGAACTTATCGGTCTCATAAGCCGAACGAAGGGTAGTCCGATTCTACCATCCGCAACTAAGCTAACTTAACGAGGCTTATGTCAACCTAGACATGATCTGGAGGTGCATATTGAAGTTAAGTTAGAACAAGCCTGAATAGCTCAGTTGGTAGAGCAGCTGATTTGTAATCAGCAGGTCGTGGGTTCGAGTCCCTCTTCAGGCTCTGAAATTTAAATAGTTATTAAATGAACGTTTATTGGGTCTTTGAAAACGCGAGAAGAAAATGTCCATTTGAACTTTCTCGTCTAGAATTATTCTGTTTAATTACCTCTGTCATAAATTGGAAAAGACTTTATCCAAACACAACTACACATTTATATTGTGATGGTGCAGTATATGATCTATTGCAAAATCAATTGGGTGCTGCTCATTTATGGGATCATGTAGACATTAAAACTCTAGCTTCGGTTGATAGAGTAAGCCGTAAACACTTCTACGCTGCTTCTAAAATTAAAGTAATGAGAACTCTTCAAGCTCCATATATTATTATGGATGCTGATTTTATTATGAGATCTAATCGTCTTAAATTAGAAGAGTTAGAACCGTATGGTCTTGTTACATATATGTTAGAGAATGATAGATTCTATCCAGATCATACTAAAACTCCATATAAGGAGATGAATGATCAAGAACAGATTGATTGGGTTAGAGGTTTTGCGCTTAATGTTGCTTGGACTTATATGGGTTCTGCTGAGTTGCAAAAAGAATTTACCAGAATTTGTTGGAAATGGATGAATGAATTGGATCCTTGGCAATATGAGAAAGGTTTTATAGAATCTGAAATGATGTATGTTGAACAGGGTCTAATTTTACAACTAGCAAATAAACTAGGAGTTAAGAAAGGTTTATTGACTAATCTTACTCATTATGATGATAAAATATCTGAATTGCCCGAAGGTTATGATTATAAAGGTTTAACTTTTAGAGAAGATGTTCATCACATGGGTCATGTAAAAATTCAAGCTTTAACGGATCCTGAAATATGGGAGCAACAGTTTATGATAATGTTTAAATCTATTTTAAAGAAAATTAATTAGTATAAATAAACTAATAAAACAAATCCTGTATAATATATGGCTAAATGTGATAGACATATCTGGGATACCGAAGATAGAGAGCCGTGCTGGAGATGTGAAGAGTTGAGGTATAACCGAACTGAAACAACAAAAATTACCAATATGCCAAAAGAACATTGCGTAATGTGTGGAAATGAAACTAACGTAGATGTTAGCACACACGTAGATCTTAGAACAAGTTACGTAGAAGGTGTAGGACAATTCTGTGCCAAGTGTTACAGTAAAGGTTCTTTAACCGAAGATTATCAAGCTCCAAAAGTGGAGCAAGAAAGAATTGATACAATTCAAATTCCAATTAGCATTATTAAAGAAACCCCTAATGATTTTGAATTAGGTGGTAAAATAAGAAGTTTATTAAGTTAAATTTGATGCTGTGGTATGGTGAAATGCTCTAGAGCTCGGCAGACACACCGTCCTGTCTCGGCGGCGGGGATAACGAAATAAAGTAAGGATATTGGGGTAGACCACCAGCTTGCAAGCGCTTTTGTCCTTAACCTAATTGCCCCATGCATGGTTCGAATCCTGCTACCACAGCAACAGACAAAATTAAGCCAAGGTGAAAACCTTGGCTTTTTGGGGGTAGATATATAATACATGAAAAAAATCACTAAGACAGGAAAGAGGGGATTGGAGCTGATCAAATCTTTCGAAGGACTATATTTAAAACCATATTTATGCCCGGCTGGCGTACCTACAATTGGATATGGTAGCACGTTCTATGAAGATGGAACGAAAGTAACTCTTAAGGACAAGAACATTACCGAAAAAAGAGCAACTGAGTTATTAAAGCACGAGCTGATGATGGCTGAAAAATACGTTGATGCATATTGTATTGATGATATTAATCAAAATCAATTTGATGCGTTAGTGAGCTTTGTGTATAATGCTGGACCAGCTGCTTTGAAATCAAGCACATTGCTCAGAAAAGTAAACATTAATCCAAATGATCCAACAATCAAAGATGAGTTTATGAAATGGGTAAAGGCCGATGGAACTCACAATGGAATTGATGATGACGGAGATGGCTTAATTGACGAAGCCGGTGAAAAACAAACTCTTAAAGGTTTAGTTAGAAGAAGAGAAGCAGAAGCAGCTCTTTATTTTGCTAAATAATATCTCCAGATTCTATTAACGTATATGTAAAATGGTTGCCATGAATTTGAGCAGCCTTTTTGCATATTATCATAAATTCATTGAAGTCTTTAACTCTTTTGAATACCTGACAACCCTCTGACCAATTTTCAACCCATGTAGAATCTTGACCAGCTTTGTGAATGTTAATGCCAAACATACCGGTATCTAATTTGGTTTCATCAAACATCAAATCATCGTTCCCATCTCTGTAAACGGTTACATCAGCACCTCTTTGGCATAATGCATCATATTTACCTTGATGTTTGTCTATTTGATATGCGGATCTATATTGATTAGGAACTAATCTAGCAACACCACCAACGGCTTTACCTTCTAACATTCCTTTTTTACCGGGTTCAGTGGTTGCGTTCCAGATATAAAATTGCCACTCGCCATCTACCTTAAAAGATATTGTAATCCAATCATCGAATAGATTAGTTACTTTTTTACCGGTGGCCGCATTTCTAATGCCTACAATATTAACATCATAATTGTCATTTGTAAACCATTTATATCCCTTTGCTTTTACTGCTGTTTCAATCTGTTCTCTCGTAAACATACTCACTTCTTTTTTTCTGGTTTATTTATCTTTTTTCTCATTGTTATCTAATAAATAGTTCAAAAAAATATAGATTTTATGATGTTTAAACCTAATCATCTTCATTTATTAGTTAAAGGCACTATTACAACACCTCCAACTGAAGAGGCTGTGTTAAATGACTGGTTCAAAAGACTAGTTGAAAAAGTCAGAATGGTTGTAGTTGCAGGACCAACCTCGGTTTATGTAGATGAACCCGGGAACGAAGGTATTACGGGTACAGTTACTTTAGCAACATCACATTCAGCTATTCACATTTGGGATAAAGAAAATCCTGCAATGTTTCAGTTTGATATTTATTCATGTTCATGCTTTAGCGCAGAAGAGGTGTTAAGTCATCTAGATGAGTTTGGCTTAATAGAATATGAATGGATTTATATTGATAGAAATCAAGGCCTAGAACCAGTCTCCAGAGGTGAAAAGAAACTTTTCTAAACAAATCTGTATAAGTCCTAAATAGTGATATTATGGACGTAAAATTTGCAGATAGTTTCGGAGATTCTATTAAAAGATTAATTAGACACCAAACCTGGTGGTATAAAACGTATGAAACAATACGTTATAAGATTCCTATGTTCTTTAAGAACATCTATAAATTCCGTCAAGTTCTATGGGAACACAGATGGTGGGATTATCGATTTACAATTACAACTTTGAGAACTTCTCTTGAGATTATGGAAAAAGGAATGCATAATGGAATGGAGATATGGGAATCTAGAGGTAAGAAAGTTGCTAAAATGCAAAGAGCTATTCAAATCTTAAAAAATATTGAAGCTGATAACTATATTGAAATGGCAGAGGCTGAATTAGGCGAAATCATTCATCATCCATGGGAATTTGAGGAGACTGGAGATACAACTGACAATCCATTCGGTGAAAAGAATGAAAAGCTTTATAGATTAGTTGATAAAGAGACTGACGAAGAAAGGGAGCATAACAGTAAAGTATTTGATAGAACTAGAGAATTAGAAGAACAAGAGTGGAATGAGTTATGGCAAATCCTAAAAGGTCAAGACATTGAAGAATACAAAGAGTTTGAAAAGACATTAACTGAAGAACAAAAGAAAGAAACTGATCAATACTATAAATGGTTTGATGGTTCTGGATTAAGAGGTTGGTGGGATTAAAAGTTACTTAAATTAAATAATGATGAGAAAATTTTATCACGACGAATTGGGCCACATTCAAGTGTTACTTGAAATAGAAAGATGCGAAAATTATGTTGGAACTGGTAAGCATGTTGCATTGGTAAAATGCTTTGTGGTACCGCGAGAAGATAGTTGGGATGGCGCTTTCAGGGGTTTTGTAAACAAACGATGGACTGCTGGTAAATTAAAGCCCGAATATTATTTGTTATGGGGCAATGACTCTGATTTAAATCAGAGAGGAATCACTCGCTTAAAAACTAAAACCGGGCGAGCAGTCGCTGAAAGAACAGCTTTAAAGAGATTGCATGAAGCTCATAAAGCCATGGAGTTTGTAACATTTAATCGAATATAATATGGTAACCGAAATATTTAGGAACGAAAACATTTATTTATTACCAACTATTACGTTGCAGTTAGATACCTTTATGTATGGTTATAAGTGTATTGATTTAACCTTTTGGAGAAAGACGATTTCAATTCAATGGGCACATTTAAAAGATAACTAATGAGAATAACATTAATCAGCGATACTCACACTAAACAACGATATTGTGAATTAGATTTGCCAGGCGGTGATTTACTTATTCATGCTGGTGATTTTATGAATTCGGGTTATATTAAACGCGAGGCTGAAGAATTTTTTCAATGGTTTGATGACATCAAAAATTATGATGCAAAGGTGTTTATTGCAGGAAATCATGATCGTTGGATGGAAATGGCTCCAGACGAAGCTGAAGGTATTTTAACAGGTTATAAAACTATTGACTATCTTGAAGATGCTCAAATGACCCTGTACTTTGATGGTCCTAACGGAGATATGGCAGAAGAGAACGTAAAAATTTATGGTAGTCCATGGCAACCTGAGTTTTATAATTGGGCTTTTAACTTACCAAAAGGAGGCAAAGAATTACATGAAAAATGGGCCGCAATTCCTGCAGATACAGATATTCTAATTACACATGGTCCACCACAAGATCATTTAGACGTAAGTGGGCCTCCATATAATGAACCACATTTAGGCTGTGCCTTATTAAGAGTTAAAGTAGATGAACAACCTCCAAAAATACACGTATTCGGTCATATTCACGGCGGATATGGTTACAAATTTCATAATGGAACTCATTTCTTTAATGCTTCTATTTTGAATGAAAGATATGATTATGTAAATAAGCCAATTACGTTTGATTGGAATCCAGTGACTAACGAAATAATTTTTATCAATGAACAATAATTATATGACAAATGAGGACTTTGACAAGTTCTTAGAAAGTATTGGTGGATTAGAGAACGGTTTCTATGCAGATCGTCCAAGAATTATGAGCCATGGAATCTGTTCATGCGGTAATGGCTGGTACGGAATCATTAAACGCTTAATTGAAGACTTAATAGAATTGGGCTGGGATAAGCAGATTTGTCAAATCAAAGAGAAGTTTGGTGGTCTTAGATTCTATATTAATGGTGGAAGTGATGACATCTATAAGAGAATTAGACTAGCTGAGGAGGCTTCATATATTACTTGTGAAACATGTGGTGAATTAGGAACTTTAAGAGGTGGAGGTTGGATGCAAACCTTATGTGATGAGCATGCTGAAGGAAGACAGCCACTAGACACTAGCAATCCATTTGGACTAAAATAACATAACTATATTAACGATGGAAGAAAATATTAGACCATGGGGTCGTTATGACATCCTGGAAGAGGCAGAAACCTTTAAGGTTAAAAAGATTACGGTTAAACCCGGAGAAAGACTTTCACTACAATCCCATGAACATCGAAGTGAGGTTTGGACTATTGTACAAGGCAGCGGTATGGTCACCATAGATGCCCATAATAAGCCCGTTCGAGATGGTAATGTAATTCATATCTTTAGAGGAGAGGTTCACCGTATCAAGAACACGGGTGACCAAGACCTAATCTTTATTGAGGTTCAATATGGAACCTATTTCGGAGAAGACGATATTATCAGGTATGAAGATGATTATGGCCGAAAATAATTAGCCCGAGATTTTTTAGTCTCGGGTTTTTTGTTTATATTTACCTATAACAATTAAACAAGCTGATTATGAGATACGTAGTTAAATTCTGGGATGGTAAAAATATCATTGACGATATGCGGTCTAATGACTTTGATAAAATTCTAAAAAGAGAAAGAGAATTAGGAGCTATCTATGGCAAAGACAACGTATGGTTTGCTGACGTTATTGTAGAAATAATGGTTGGTTAATTAAAAATAATTGCCTAAATATTTTTTTATATCGTAGAAATTAGTTATATTTACCTATATCAATTAAACAACAATTTAAACATCCACATTATGAATTACTCACAAATCGTTTCCGCTCTTAACAATCTTTCAGCTGCTGAATTATCAGCTTTAAACGTTGAAGTTATCGACTTAATTAAATTACGTCGTAAACAAGTTGCTCGCTCAATTAAATCTACTTTGGAAGTAGGTATGTCAGTGAAAGTAAACCATCCTAAAGCGTATGGTAAAACCTATAAGATTGCTGCTATTAAGCAGACTAAAGCTCATCTTAGTGAAGAAGGTCGTCTTGGTTTAACAGTAGTTCCAATGTCTTTAATCGAATCTATTTAATCTAAAATATAAAATTATGAATATCGCAGATCAAATCTCAGTGGTTAAAAAAGAAGTAGAGAAATTCTACAATGATAACGCGGATTGGTGTAATGTTGCTCACCTAAACGAGAGTGAAAAGGCTCACATTATCCAAATTGGAACCTCAATCCTGTGCACAAAATGGAAGGTTGGTTATGAAGGTGGTGGATTTGTTCAACACTTTGTGAATAACAACTTGATGGGAGCTCTTGGCTCAGCTGATTCTACTACAATCAAAGGTTTTCAATTCTTTGGAAAGTTAGTGTATAACGTAGGAAAGCCAATGATATTGTGTAACATTGAACCAACTTTGAACTAATGTTAGATCCAGCAAAATACGTAATTGTTGATGGATGTGCTATCATCTTTTCAGCCGCAATTCAGCACAAAGACATGGTTGGTTTTAATGAAAAAGCAACTGGTGCTGGATTTGTAAGTTTCACAACCGAAGTTGACAGTTATGGAGAAACTATTATCAAAGCAAATGCTTATGGTAAATCAATCTCATTAGGAATAGAATCCCAAGAAGGCGATTCAAGAATTTTAACAAGTCAAATCACTAATACTTATTAATATGAATATGAAAAACTGGTGCATTGAACAGCATAGAAACACAAATCACATGTATGACACTTATTTGCCATACGAATTTCATTTAAGAATGGTAGCTAATGTTGCTGAAAAATACAAGTACCTGTTAAGTGATGATCCACATTTCGATATTGTAAGCCTAAGAGATGCGTGTATGAGAGCTGCATGGGGACATGATCTTATTGAAGATACTCGTACATCTTATAATGACGTTAAGAATCATTTGGGTCAAGAAGCAGCTGACATTATTTATGCAGTTACAAATGAAAAGGGTAGAACTCGTAAAGAACGAGCAAACGCTGCCTATTACAAAGGAATTCGTGAAACTCCTGGAGCAATCTTTGTAAAACTATGTGACCGTATTGCAAACGTTCAGTATTCCAAAATGACTGGAAGCCGAATGTTTGAAATGTATCGGAAAGAGAATGCAGATTTCATTCAAGAACTTGGATGGTTTGGAGATGTTACAGACCCTAACTATGAGTTATTCTGTGAATTACAAGACTTATTTATTGAACCTCGTAAAGAAAAATAAAAATGAAAAAGAATTATTTTCAGCTTGACAAAGTAAGCGCTATTATCTTAACCTATGAGACAGAAAGTAGGTATAAATGGTATCCGGCAATTCCAGCAAAACCAAAAATGTTTTTAGGAATTCAGTGGGGTATGACTGACGTTGTTCCAGCAGGATGGACTACATGTGAAGATGACAAATATGGTCGTGTTACGTCTGAATATTTTGAAGACTACAAATGGTATCGTGTAGATGAGATAAATGGCAAAGTTTATAACAAAGCGCATGTTGATGTTAAATTTTCACATCAAGAAGGAATTGGAGTTAACTTTGATTCTAATGAAGAAGCTCAACAATGGGTTGATGACTTGATAGCTTCATCTGACAAAAAATTTGCAGTAATTATAAACAAATAAGATGGCACAGAATCGTAATGAATTTTTAGAACTAGATGGTCTTTATTGGGAAAGTGAAACTCATGAATGGTTTCATGATAAAACCAGTACAAACTATGCTCAAACCGATAATGGTTTACATAAAGATGCTCTAAAGCATATCCATTGTTTTGTAACCAGAAACAAAGAAACTGGTGAATATGACAGAGTAATGATGGACTCTAGAAGCAATCAAGTTATTTATGACACTAAATCTTTGGAAGAGATGGGGTTTGAGATCGATAGAATGAAAATAGCAAAACGTTTTAACTTATAAATATGGACCAACAGCAAAAAGAATTAAATATGAGCCTAGTCGAAAGATTAAAGGCTTTCATGGAGTCAGAAGAGGGTCAGAAATCAATGGATGACTTTGTAAAGAAGATGGCAATGCGAGATACAATTAGACAGTATCAGATTGCTCGTTTAAAAAAGATGTTCAATGATCAGGCCTCGTTTGATTCATTGGTAACCAGAATCTTAGCACGTCATACTGAAGAATATAGAGATTCATGTTACGCTAGAGGATTCATGCCTTCACCTCAAAATTTACTGTATTGTCTATTTGACCTAGCAGAAGAAGAGGGCACGGAGAACCTCGAGGGCTACGATGGCTTTACCCAAAATTGGCCTACCATGATCTTCGAGTACATGGGATGGGGCTTTGCAATCACACATGGACAAGGTTCAGTAAGTAGCGTTTATAAGGACGGAGAATGTTTATATCGAGACTAAAAAATAATTGCTAAAAAGTTTTTTTAGGTCGTGGAAATTAGTTATATTTACCTAAGTTAAACAACTA